TCATATTATAAGAGAAAGCAGCGTTAGAAATAGTTTGTCCAGCGTTGTAAACTCCTTCTGGAGTAGCACCAGCGCCAGCATCAATTCCTAAAATAGCTTCTTCTAATTTTGAAGCAATAGCATTTTGAATATCATTTCTAATAATGTTTTCTACAGATGCATTAGTTTGCTGTATTAACATTTTTGAAATATCCATGTATGCAGATAACTTTTTTGGTTGTAATGTTGCTGAGTTTACTACAGTAGCAGCATCAGTTGCATTAGCAACCTCAGTTCCAAAACCAGCAGTTGTACCAGAAAGTGTTGGAAGCTTCATATCGCCAGAAAGACCATACATCCATGTAGCTAGATCACCTAGTACAGTTTTGTTTTGTAAAGTTTCTGAGAATGGCCCAACTTCAGTTTCAATTAATCCTGAAGCATTAGAAACTGCTTGTGGATTATTTCTAGTTTCACCCATAGCAAATAATGGAATACCAACCCCTGTGATTACATTATTTCTTCTAGCTTCTGCATCATATTCTTTTTCTAAGCCCTCTAAGTTTCCATTCATGTAACCATTAACAGCTTTCTGTATAGAATATCTTTTGTCAGCTTTTGGAGTTGAAACAGCAGCACCAGCTAATTTTGCGTTATTTCTTAATTCTTTTTCTAAATTTTCAGCTCTTTCAATTTTAGTATCAAGATCAGAAATGTCAGATAAAAAATTATCAACGTTAGTAGATTCTTCATTAGTTAGTTCTCTTTTTTCAGTACTTGCTAAACCATGTATTGATTCTAGCTTACTAACTAATTCAGATCTATTTTCTTTTAGTTCTAAACTTTTTTTCATTTTATTTGTTTTTTAATATTTTAATTTTTAAGTCCAATAAATTCCTTTTGATATTTTTGTTTTCATTTTCGTTTTTGTAATTTTTTAAAGATCTTTTTGCTATCGCTATATCATCTGCGTCTGGATATGCTGGAATAGAAACTGGGCTTACATCATACAATCTTTTAACTTTTTCTATTGTTCTAATGTCCCTTCCATCTCTATCAGCCCAACTATCTTTTTCTACGCTAAAGGCAAATGATGATTGGCTAATATCACCACGCTCTAAACTAACTAGCAAATCACGACCAGCAGAAGTGTCTGGAACTTCAAATTCATATTTTAGTCCTGTTTTGTCGCTTGAAATTTTAGCAGTTCCAGCTTTAGTTCTGCCTAATATATAGTTAGGATCGTGATTAAAAAATACTCTAACATCATTATTTAATACTGAATCAAAAGCGCCTGGTCTAATCATTTCTCTAAATCCACCAAGATCTTCACTAAGCTTTCCATATACAGCAGCATGTCCTACTACAATATTTTTATTGCCTCTTTTTTGCACTCGAGTTTCCATATTGTAATATCTTTTCTCAGTTTTTACAGTATTATTTCTGAAACTTTTTTCTTCGTGCATATCTTTTTCCTCTTCATCATGCATGCCTTTTTCTTCTTCGTCCTCATGTGCGTCTTTTTCTTCTTCGTGCATAATTCTTAAAGCTTCTTCAATTTCTTTTAATTTTTCTTCATAATGCTCGTCACGATCCTCATCATCCATGTTATTACCATTCTCTTCAAGCATATCTAATATTTTTTTTATTAATGCTTTATAGTGAGCGTCTCTATCTTCATGATGCATTTTTTCTTCATCGTGATCTCCCATTTTTTCTTCTTCATGATAATCTCTTTTTTCACCATCCATCATTATGCCCTCCCAATCTTCAGACTTTCCAAAGACAATGTGGACGTTGTTATCATCTTCTATAACTTTTTTTATGTGTCTTTTTTCCATTTTTTTTATTTTATTTATTTTTTGTCTTCTTTCATCTTAATTCTTACTGGGTGTTTTGTAGGCAATAAATCTGTATCATGTTTGCCGCCTCTAAATTTACCATTTTTCATCGCATAGTTAAATGAATTAACTCTAGCTAATGCCCATTGTTCTGGTGATTTTACTGATGGTCTAACTGATCCTGGATTTGTGTGATAAGCACCTACGCCTCTATCAAACACTTTAATTAATTTAGCTAAAGTCACTTTTGGATTCCAATCTTTTTTTAGATCCTTAACATCCTCATTATGATCTTCAACTTTTTTTTGTAAAGCTTTTTTCATTTTAGCTGATACTTGTCTTTGTTCTTCTCTTTCTATTTCGTTTCGTTTTCTTTCACTCCATTTTGCGCCAGCATCGCCACCCCATAATCCCCAAGCTATTCTGCCTGCGCTTGGAAAACCATCTTCACCATAACTAAATCCTTCAGCTTTTTTATCTACTTCATGTCTTTTAAAATAAGCAAACATTTTTTTAATTCTTGGAACTGTTAATGAATTGCTGATTATCATTCTTGCCGATCTAACACCTACCGCAGTTCCACCTCTACCATATTCTTTTCTCCATTCTAAAGCTTTTTTTGCTTCTTCAATCATTCCATCTGTTGGAGTAAGGTCTACATCAACTAATGCTCTGCCCTCAGTTTCTTCTTCTTCTGTATCATCTAAATTTACTATGCCTTTAACTGTTGTCATATTCAGTTGCATAAATAAATTATCACCCTCTGGCTTGACATTCATATTTTCTTTTTGTCTAACTTCGTTAATAGTCATAGCGCCAATATTAATCATTGTTCTATAATATTCTGCCCTGTCTTTTGGATTACCTCTTAACAATGCATTTGCATTAAATTCAAATTGTAATTTATTTTTTTCAGATTTTTTAAATAGTTTGCAGTTTAATTCTTGTTCAATCATTACCATATATGGCATCAAACTGTATTGTACAAATTCTCTGGATTGCTCTTGTATGTTATTAAAACTCGATTTAGACATATCACGCAACAAATGTGGTGGTATAGAAAAAATCCTTGCTATTTCTTCAATACTAAATCTACGACTAGCTAAAAATTGACTTGCTTCGTTTGACAAACTTATTTGATTAAATTTTAAACCCTCTTCTAATATTAAAGTTTTATTAGCTTGATGAACACGACTGTAATTCATATCAAAACTATTTCTTAGACGTTCTACGGCTTCTGTCGTCAGACTGCGATCAGTTTGTAGAACTCCAGAAACTTTTGCTCCATTTCTAAAATAGCTGTTACCATATTCTTCTAAAGCTAATCCATAACCAATAGAGTTAGCACAAGTATCGATAGGAGACATACCAACCATGCCATCTTTAGAAAGTATTTTAAAGTGTAATAGATCTTCAATATCATATATTTCTTTTGTTTTTTGATCTTCATAAAAGTATTTATCATCATATTCTTTTAAAACTATTTTCGAAGCATCAAGTGGTGTTAATTTTTCAACTCTAGCGTTCTGATTTCTTTGAATAAAAATATAGCTGTTACCATACGAACACAGATCTACCATAACTTTATTAAAAAATACATATCTTGTCATGTATTCGTTAGGCATAACAGATACAATATTATATAGATAATGATCTGATTTATTTATTTTATCTCCATTTTCTTTTCTTTCTACTAGTTGTACTGGTAATTGTGATACAGATTCAGATAAAATTCGTATAGCGCTCCATACTGCATTAAAATTTAATGCTGTATCTTCTGTAATAGTTATTCCAGATCCAACTCCAGCCATAGAAAAATTAGATGGATCTATATAATTTGATCTTTTTTCAGATTTTCCAAATAGTCTAGATAATAAACTCATATGTGTTCGCAGATTTGGGTACAATAATAGTAAATCATTTATGTATTTAAGTGGAACTTTGTTTCATTTTTCTGTTTAAAACAACTCTAAAACTATCATACGAACTATATCTGCGTTTTTTAAATATTTTTTCATATTCTATTTCGGTTTTTTCGTATGCGTCTTTGTATGTTTTTTCAATTTTACAATAGTAATAGTATCTTTGCATAAATCCTTTAAAAGACAACATAGATAATATTTCAAATGGAATTTTCATAATATCAACAAACCTCTTTCGTTGTAAATGCTCTGTCCTGGGCTTTCGTCTGTTAATTTTTCTCCGATAGCCATTACCAAACTTACTATCCCGTCCACCTTCTCGCTACTCTTAGCTTTGTCCACTTTGATATTTTCAGCTGGATCTGTACGCAAAGCTACATTAGACATCATCCATCGCATTATTGGATTGTTTAAATGGTTAATTTGTTTTTTTAAAACTAA